AGAAAGCGATCCTTGCGAATGGCTATATGGATGCTGTGGTTGGTAATGTACCGTTTGGTGAGTACGGAGTCACAGATAAGCGCTACCCGTCTGCCATTACATCGAAGATCCACAATTATTTCATTGCGCGTTCTCTCGACACACTGCGTCCGGGCGGTATTGCCTGCCTTATCACTTCCAGCGGTACGATGGATGCAAAGGGAGAGGCTGCACGGAAATATTTCAGCGGACAGGCTGATTTAATCGGAGCAATCCGTCTTCCGAATACCGCATTCAAGGGTACCGGAACGGAAGTAGTGACGGACATTCTGGTATTCCAGAAACGTGCGGCAAATACTCCGTATCAGGGCGAAGCCTTTCTCGGAACGAGCTGGCAGTATAACACAGGAGATATCAACCAGTATTTTGCCGATCACCCGGAAATGGTTCTTGGAAGAGCCAGAAGAACAACGGGGCAGTTCGGGCGTACAGTCACGACTTACGATCCGCTTGAGGGAAAAAGAAGCTTAGAGGAGCAGATTACAAAGGCATTCCAGCACATTGACCGCAAGATGGAATATCCGAAGGTAAATCATCACGAGGAAGCTGTCAAGGCGGTCAAGGAAGCCAGAAACAAGAAGCAGGGAACGGCGTACAAAAAGGACGGCAAGCTTTATAAAAATGACGGCGGAGTGGAGACGGAATTAAACCTTGAAGCGAAGGAGAAGGCCATCTATGAGGGAGCTGTTGAGATACGCGACACGGCACGCAACCTTGTGGATGCGATGCTGACCGGAAAGTCTGATGCGGATATTGCAAAGCTCCGTGAACGTCTGAATAAGCAGTATGATAACTTCACAGCGAAGTACAAGAATGGTTTCCATACGCCTGCGGTCAAAAAAGTCCTTAGGAACGACACGGACTATGCGTTCTTACAGTCCTTGGAGAAGGTCAAGGATAAGACTGTCTCTAAGAACGATATTTTTACGCGGAACACGGTCAATCAGGCAGTTGATATTACTTCTGTCAACACGGTTTCTGATGGTATCGAGGTTTCTTTAAATCAGTTAGGATATATTGATTCCCAGAAGATTGCAGACCTGATGCGTAAGCCGAAAGCAGAGGTTGAGAAGGATCTTGATGCCGGAGATCTTGCGTTCCGTGACACAGACGGGAACTTTGTCAGTGCCACTACATATCTTTCCGGTAACGTCAGGGCAAAGCTCAAGGAAGCAGAGATGCTTGCGGAGGGCAATCCTGGGTACAAAAAGAATGTGGATGCGCTTAAGAAGGTTGTCCCGGCATATAAGCATGGAAAGGATATCTCTGTCAATCTTGGTGTTACATGGATTCCGGCAGAGCTTTACGGGGATTTTGCGTCCGAACTTCTTGGAGGAAATCCGGGGGACGTAACAGTCACATATTCCAAAGTCGGTGGCTATGACGTAAAGGTCAACCGTTATTCCCTTTACCGGGCAGCGGAGAACACGAAGATGTTCGGTAATAAGTATATGGGATTCCTTTATACGAACAAAAACGACAGGGGAATGCTTTACAACATTCTTAACAACAGGGATCTCACGGTAAAATCGCAGGATATTAACGGAAAGAGTGTTCCAAACTTGGAAGCCACGGAAGCTTGCAAGGAGTTAAAGAACAAGATCACGGACGAGTTCAATAAGTGGCTGTGGAAGGACGAGGGGCGGCGCACGCAGCTTGAGGAAGTCTATAATGACAGTTATAACGCAATGGCCAGGGCACATTATGACAGCAAGGTTACGATTCCTGGGCAGACTGCGGATATTCAGCTGCGCGATCATCAGGGGTCTGCAATCAACCGTATTGTGCAGTCTCCGTATAATACGTTACTCCAGCACGGCGCAGGAGCTGGTAAGACCTTCGCGATGATTGGCGCGACAAAGAAGTTAAAGGAACTTGGCATCGCAAAGAAGCCGGTCATTGTCGTTCCAAAGAACAAGGTCGGTGACTGGATCAACGACTATTACAAGATGTTCCCGACTGCGAATGTGCTTGTGGCAGATGATACTACATTCAAGAAAGAAAACAGAAGAGAGTTCACGAACCGGATCGCCACAACCGATGTAGATGCAGTTATTATCTCTCAGGACCAGTTCAAGATGATCCCAATGTCTGATGATTATCAGAAGGGTGCAATACAGAAGCAGATTGACTCTATCATTGCCATGCAGGAAGAGTTAAAGGCAAGTAAGGGTGGAAACCCATCGACTACTATGCAGCTTGAAAAGCGCAGAAAATCACTTGCAACAAAGCTTGAAAAGCTGGCAGACGCAAAGCGTGATACGGATAATATTACATTTGAGGAAACTGGTATCGACTATATATTTGTGGACGAAGCGCAGAAATATAAAAACCTTGCTTACACTACCAACCTTTCAAATGTAGCTGACATGGGAAAGCCAGATGGAAACCAGCTCACTTTTGATATGCAGATGAAAACGGACTATGTGCGGAACATGCAGAGTGGCAAGGGTGTTGTATTCGGCACTGCGACTCCGGTTATGAACTCTCCGGTCGAAGCTTATAGTATGCTTCGATATCTCTACCCGGAAGGGCTGGAAAAGACGGGCATTTATAATCTTGACAACTTCATTGATATGTTTGGACGAATTGAGGGTATCACCAGACAGGACGCAGCCGGAAGTGAATGGGTCACCAGAAACTCCTTTACAGGCTTTACCAACATGAATGCCTGGCAACAGATCTGGGGAGCAGTTACCGATCGAGTACTGACAGAAGATGTCCCAGGCATTAAGCTTCCGAAGATGAAGGGCGGAGAAAGAAGTATCATCGTGTGTCAGGCAGGTCCGAAAGCAAGGGAAGTCATCAATGGACTTGGAGAACGCTTAAAGCACGGGGATCGCAAGGGCAAAGATCACATTTTCTCTTTGCAGAGTGACGGAAAGAAAGCGTCATTTTCCCAGCGTATGCTTGATCCGTCTCTTCCATACGGTGCAGAAGAGAAAATCCCAACAGCCGCCAATGAAATCTTCAAAATCTGGAACGAGTCAAAGACCTTCACAGATGTAAACGGCAACACGCAGGGAAATGGCGTTCAGCTTGTGTTCTGCGATAGAGGAGTTCCAAAAAAGAATGGAAAAGGAAAATCCACAAGCAATACAGAAATTGATGTAGATACGGAAGAATCCTACAATCCGAATGAGGAAATCAGTGTTGAAGGTTACAATTCCTATCAGGACTTGAAGGATATGCTGATTGAGAAGGGCATTCCGGCAGAGCAGATCGCATTCATTCACGATGCTACGAATGATTCAAAGAGGAATATTCTGTATGAGAAAGTGAGAAGCGGTGAAGTGCGCGTTCTTATTGGCTCATCTCCGATGATGGGCGAGGGGCTCAATGTACAGGATCGTGTTGTTGCACTGCATGAGCTAAACCCGCTTGCAAGGCCGGGCGATATTGAACAGGTAGAAGCGCGTGCGATCAGACAGGGAAACCTTTCTCCGGAAGTTGCGATAAATGTTTACGTTACAGAGAATACTTTCGATACGAAGCAGTGGGACACTCTGCGTGCGAAGTCTCGCTTCATCAGTGAAATCACCAGCGGAACATATGAAAGTGACAATGCTAATTTCTCTTCTGATGAATTTGGCGCTTCTGCCGGGGATATCATGGCGGTAGCATCCGGTAATCCGCTTTTGAAGGAACAGGCGGACAACAATGATAAGCTCCGCAAACTGGAAGGCT